TGGGCAACAACAGATGTAAACCCAACAAGAGCAGAGTTGGCAACAGTAGGCAAATGGTCGAAAGTCTACGAGACAAAAAACATTGGTATAGTTAGGGCAACTAACGTATCAACACAAGACTAAAGGTAACTAAATTATGCCAAGCTTATTCGAGGTTACTGCTGGAAAACTTACTGGACCAACTAATGGTGGTTCTGTAACTCAAGCAACTAACAAAACTACTGGGGTAACACTTAATTCTGAATCAGGTGTTATTACTATGAATAATGCAGCTTTAGGTGCTGCAGATGAAGCAACTTTTGAAGTCACAAACGATAAAGTAGCTGCTGCAGATATACCTTTTGTTGCAATTGCATCTGGTGGTACTGCTGGTTCTTATCTTTTAGGAATTAGTGCTGTAGCTGCTGGCTCATTTAAAATCACAGTTACAAATGTAACTTCTGGTTCATTATCTGAAGCAGTTGTAATTAACTTTGGACTCTTTAAAGGTTCTGCAAGTTAATGGGGTTATTTGCTTTTAAGCGAAAAAAAGAACAAGAAGCTGCCAAAGCGGTGGCTTCTGTTCAACCCAAAACAAAACGTAAACTAAAAACCAAGTCAAAAAATGGCAATAACAATAACAGCGACAGTAGGTAGTGCTTCAGCTAATAGTTATGTCACTTTGGATGCGGCTAACTCTATTGTTGAAGGATTAGTAATTGATGATGATGTAGAAGCATGGATTTCGGCTACAGATGATAATAAAAACCGAGCATTATTTACTTCTGCAGTCAGAGTTGATAGAGAAAGATTTTTAGGAGCAAGGGTAACTAATACACAAGCATTACAATGGCCTCGCCAAGGTGTACGAAAACCAGATACATATATCAATACATATTCTATTGGCTTTCCTTTTCGTATTTCAACAGATTATTTTGCAGAAACAGAAATACCAGAACAAGTAAAAAAAGCACAAGTCATATTAGCTGTTTACTTGAATAATAATAAAGATGGTTTAGGATTAAGTGGTCTAGAAGATTTTAAAAATGTTAAAATAGGTAGTCTTGATGTAACACCAAACTTCTACGGTGCGGTAGGGGCTGATAGAGTACCTCCATTATTTGAACGCTATTTTACTGGCTTACGAATAAGTGGACCAGGAAACGTAGCAATCAAAAGGAGCTAACCAATGTTTTATTCAAAAGCCAAAATCATCACTAACACTTCAACACATACTGGTAAGTTTAAAAAACTTACAGCATTGGTTGACACAGTTATCAATACCTTAGGTTCAGAAGTTTTAACAGGTACAAGTACTTCTATTACACTAAAGCACAATGTATCATTAGAATTTGATATGAACTCTATAAAACTTGATAGTGGTGCTGTTATCGCATACGAAATCTAATGAGTATTGCCAGTGCCTTAAAAAGAGCTGCCACAAAAACACTTGCCAAACTTGGTGGCGACATTACATTAAGGCGAATTATTAATGGCATATATAACCCAGCAACTGGAACTGTATCGGAAACAATTTCAGATACTACAATTAAAGGGGCATTGACGAATGTTTCAAGATCTGAAGTAAATGATCTTGTTGAATCTCAAGACAAATTATTAATTATATCTGCTGGTGATATAACATTTGTACCTACAACAAAAGATAGAGTAATTATTGCTGGTGTAGAATTTAAAATAATAAAAATAAATCTTGATGAGCAAGATAATACACCAATAGCTTATCAACTGATATTGAGGTAATCATGGCTAGAGAAATAAATTTATCAAGCATAGGTAAACACTTTGAAGATAAAGTGATTCGTACTGTAAAGAAAGCCACTTTCAAAGCAGAAGTTGACATGAAATTTTTTACCCCAGTTGATACTGGTAATTTAAGAGAATCATTCGACAAAAAGACAAAAGATTTTATTGGAATAGTTTTTACAAATGTAGAATATGCTGAACCAGTTGCTTATGGAACAAATCTTCCTCCAAGTTGGGGTGGTCAATACAGGACAACAAAGCAAACTATAAAAGGATACCCAGAGATGATTGCAAAACAACTAGAACAATATATAGTTGATGAGTTTAGGAAGGCATAATGGCAGCAACTAATTTAAATACAGTAAGAGAAACTATTGAAAAACGTTTGAATGATGAATTTAGAACAGGACCAGCTATTCCTTTAGTTTTTAATAATGTACCTTTTGATGCTTCTACACTTGACACATATATTCAGTGCATTACTAGCTTTGGATCAAGTGAATACCTTACACAGCAAGCACCAAATTCTGCCACCACTGCCACAAATCTTGTTGTGGGTCTTACTACTTTTAATATATATACAACTCAAGGATTAGGTGCAGGGGCGAATTTTGATATTGCTAAAAGATTAAGAAATTTATACAATAGAATCACTGTTTCTGATGTAAGATTTGACCCCCCAGTTGGTCCAGAGGTATTAGAACCAACACCAGAAGGAAAGTTTCAAACACAAATGAGTATAACCTTTGAAATTTATGAGGCATTAACACCATGATAGAAATTACTGAAGAAATGCTAGATGCAATTGAAGTTGTTAAAGGTAGAAGAGAACCACAATATTGGGACCCACAGTGCAGAAGATATATGGAAAAACAAAAAAATCTTAAAAATTTATTTAAAAATGATCTTGAAAAAAAAGGCAGGGAATTAGGAATAGAGTTAGATAAAAGAAAATCTAAAGACAAACTAATTGCAGAGATAGATAATTTACTAAAAAAAGGTTAATATAATTATAAATCTTTCTTTTTATTGTTATGGCTGCTGTTAAAGGTGATGTAGGCCAAGTCAAATTTGATGATGGTGGCTCTTCAGTTAATCCTGTATTAGGCACAAGATCATGGTCAATGTCTATCACCAAAGATACACAAGAGACAACTGTTCAAGGTGACACTTTTAAAAAATTTATTGGCGGACTTATTGAAGGCGAAGGCACTGCTGAATTAGTTTATGACAATGCTGCTTCTGGTGAGACTGCAACTTTTGTTGACGCTGCATTAGTTACAGGTGACGCTGGCACTGCTTTATTTGAACTTTTTCCTGATAGTGCAGCTGGATCTGCAAAAATTAGTTTTTCTGGTTTAGTAACAAGTTTTGAACAAAGTTCTTCTTTGGGTGATGTAAACACTATAAGCGTTACATTTAAGCCAAGCGGCACTATTACCTCAGCTATCTAATTAATTTATGCCAACTAAGAGAACCGCAGAGGTCTTGCTTGGGGCGTTTCAAGATGAAATGGTCACAAGAAGAAAATTTGATGTAAAAAACTCAAAAGATGAAATCATTATGAGTTTATATTTTAAACCTATTACAAGATATGCAAGAGTTAAAGCACAGCAACTTGCAGGTCCAAATGCTGATGCTTTAGTTACTTCAACACAACTTCTTTGCCAAATGGCTGAGAAAGAAGATGGGACACTAGCTTTTGATATGTCAGATGCACCAATCTTGCAACGACAACTTCCTGAAAAAGTATTGAATGATCTTGAGCTATTCTTAAATGATATTCAACTTGATATTGATACAGCAAAAAAAGAATAAAAGGGGATAGCTGGTTTAGATTTGAGTTTTTCCTAGCAACAGAACTTGGTAAGACAATACAAGAACTCAGAATGAATCTGACTGAGGTAGAGCTTATTTATTGGGCTGGTTATTATGAAGTAAAAACTGACGAAGAAAAAACTGCATTACAACGACAAAAACGCAATTCAAGGTAATATAGAGAAAAGGTTTTTATTTATTTGTGGCACAGTCAACAGTTAGATTAATAGTTGATGCATCAAATGCTATAAATCCTCTAAAAAGAGTTAATGAACAAACACAACAATTAAGTAAAAACACAAATAAATTAAAAAATAATTTAAACGGATCAAACAGAGCATTAAGTTCAACGGGTCCAGCAGCAGCAAAGTCGGCTGGTGGTGTTAGAACTCTTACCAGTGCTTTGGGGCCATTATTAAAGGCACTTGCGCTTATAGGTGCTGCTAAATTTGTTTTTGTACAGGCTGCAGAATTAGAGACACAAACAAAAAGTTTAGAAGTTTTAACAGGATCTTTAACCCAAACAAAACAAATAATTGAAGAATTACAAGCTTTTGGCTCTGTTACCCCATTTACAAGTAGTGAGTTAATAGAACAAACAAAAAGATTAAAAGCTTTTGGTTTTGAGACTGAAAAACTTGTCGATACAACTAAGAGAATTTCTGATATTGCAGGTGCTACTGGCGCAGATTTAGCTGGCATAGCAACAGCATTTGGTCAAATACAAGCAAAAGGAAAATTACAACAAGAAGAAAATTTACAGTTGTTAGAAAGAGGTGTAAATATTACAGATGAATTACAAAAAATTACTGGAAAATTTGGTGATGAATTTGCAGATGCAATGAGAAGAGGTGAGATTGGTGCTGATTTAGTAAACCAAGCAATGATAAATCTAACAAATGAAGGTGGAGCATTTTTTGGCGGTGCAACAGCACAAGCAACGACATTAAATGGTAAATTATCAACTTTGGTTGATACCGTTCAATCTTTAGCTAGAACGATAGGTAAGATTTTAGGCCCGACAATAAAATTCGTTCTTGATCAAACCACAAGGGCAGTTCAGGCAATAGATAATCTTTTAAAAAGATTTCAAAACATAGGCAAGATTGGTTTTGGTAATGTTCTTGGTGCAGAAAATAAAGCACAAAAAGATGCATCTAGACTTACTACAACAAAATTTGGTGACGATGCACTTGATAGAATCCTTATTGGTGGGTTTAAAAATAAAGAAGCTGGTGAATTTTTCGAGAAGCAAAAAAAAGCTTTAACAGATGCAAATATACAAACAGAAAAACTAAAACAGAAAGATTTTGAACACAATCAAGAAAAAATAAATGGCTTAACAGAAATTAATACAAAATTAAAAGAAAAAAATGAGTTAGAGAAAAAAAGCACATCCGAATTAGATAAACAAGGAGAAAAAACTGACGAATTGAAAGAAAAAATGACTGCTGTTGGAGAACAAATTGAAAGCAGTATAAAAAATAATCTAAAAGGGGCCATTACTGGTGCGCAATCATTTGGTGAAGCTATGTCTAACGTTCTTAATAGCATAAGAGATAAATTGTTAGATAAAGCACTAAACAATTTATTTGGCGGTTTTGGAGATGCATTTGGTGCAGGCGCAAGCGGTGGTGGAGGTAAAGGAATTGGTGGCTTTATTGGAAAGATTTTTGGTGGATTATTTGCAAATGGTGGTCAACCACCTGCTAATAAAATCTCAGTTGTAGGCGAAAGAGGCCCAGAACTTTTTGTTCCTCGTTCTGCTGGTACTGTTGTTCCAAATCAAGATATTGGTGGTTCTTCTATCACAAATAATATTAGTATTAGTGTTGATGCTTCAGGCTCTTCTGTTCAAGGGGATGCTGATGGACAACAATTTGGAGAAGCACTTGCTGGAGTTATCCAATCAGAGATAATAAAACAAAAACGTAGTGGAGGTTTATTAGCATAATGTCTACATTTGACGATTCAACACTTGGTACTACCGCAGGTGCTACAACACCTACATATAACTCTACTGAAACTGCTAATCCAAAAATCATCACAGTGCAATTTGGGGATGGCTTTAAGTCTCGTAATACGTTTGGCCTGAATCAAAATCCTAAATCTTACAGTTTAAATTTTAATGTTTCTGTTGCTGATGGTGATAAAATTTTAGCTTTTTTTGATGAACAAGCAAAAAATAGTACAAGTTTTACCTTTACCCCACCAGCTACAAGTACGGCAAGACAGTTTATTTGTGAGAAATATAGTAGAAGTAATACATATTTAAATAGAGTTTCTATATCAGCAACATTTGATGAGGTATTTCAACCATGACAATTAATCCAGTTGATCAATTAACAATTCCAGTAGAACAACTACAAAAACTAGAAGGCGTATCAATTATTGAATTATTTCAATTAGAGTTAAAAATTGACTTGCATTATAGTTCAACGGAATCTAGTCCAACTATTTTTTATAGATTTCATAATGGAACTAATGGTATAAATACAGATTTAAAATGGCAAGGAAATACTTACACAGCTATTGCCTGTCAAGCAGAAGGTTTTGAAACTGGTGATAATACAGTTATGGCAAGGCCTACAATGACTTTCGCTAATACTATTAGTAACTTTTCTACAATTTTAGAACTTGTGAATCAAGTAACTCCTTTTAATGATTTACAAAAAGCAACAGTTACTAGGCTTAGAACTATGGCTCGATTTTTAGATGCTTCAAATTTTCTTAATAATAATAATCCTTACGGCACACCTAACGAAAATATGGAACTTGAACGGCAAGAATATCAAATTAATAAAAAAGTTATAGAAAATAATGAGGTCTGTACTTTTGAACTTGTTAACTCGATTGATTTTGAGGATTTGTCTTTACCTAGAAAACAAATCACTAAAGATAGATTTCCAGCTACAGGTACTTTTGTTTTCGTATGACTTGGAAAGAAGATGCTAAAAAACATTTTATAGATTGCAAACCATCAGAAGGGTGTGGCTTTTTAGCAGAAAAAGAAGGAGATGAATTTTTTTATCCTTGTAAAAATATTGTTTCGCATTTAGATGATGAAATTACTTTTGCAATAGATCCTTTAGATTATGCAGCTTGTGAAGATAGTGGAGCTGAAATACTTGCAGTTATACATTCTCA